CCGCATATACAGCTAATTCTTTCATTTCTTTAATAGTCATTCTTCATACCTCCCTATTATGCTTCAAGAACCTGGAACTTCAGAGCAAACTGAGCATCCGGCATTGTGGTCTTCTCAACAACAAGCAGTACCGGACCAGCACTTGGCTTTGTATCAGAAACCTTAATAGCTCCCATGTCACTAATTCCACCATAAAGTGGAGTAGTAGCAAGAGCAGTTGCAGTAGTGGCAGCAGCAAGTGCAGCCTCATCAGCAAAGTCCTCATCATCCATGCAGATGCAGTTAGTTGTAAAGAGCTCACCTACAGAAAGGAAACCAAGTCTAGGAAGGAAAGTTCCTCTCTCAAGCTTGAAATCCTTCAGAGCATTAGCTCTCTCATCATACATATGCTCTGTTGTATAGTTTAAAGCAATTGGCATCTTTGCGGCATTGGCAGCGGTAGGGAACTTAACAGTTCTATTAACTCTGTCTATAGCAAGCAGCATTCCATTTTCAGCCGGAACGGAAGCAAAATCAGTAGCATCAAGTGCGCACTGAGCCTCAATACGACCATCTCTACGGAAGCTTACTTGATTTAATTCTACCTGACCGAATCCATCAATTACAAGTCTTTTATCAGCCATAATAAATCCTCCGTTTATCTATCTCTATATTTAGTAAGAATACTTTCTATACCACTAGGAGACACATCATCCTTAGGAGTATATCCTTCTTCTTCTTTATTAGTGAAAAGTGTTGGTTGGGATTGAACTAATGTATAAGCCAACTCTTTATCCAACTCATCAGCCGTCATATCTTCCAACTTCTCTCTAAAAGAATCAACAACTTCATTATCTAACACTTGTGCATAGCGTTCAATAATGCTTTCTTTTTCTTCTTTAATAACAGCAGCCTTAAAGTTTTCTAGTTCTTGATTACTCTCAGTTAAAGTAGTTATTTGCTCTAAAGAGTTCGAATAATTTTCTTTAACTTCATTGAGTTCAGTCTCGATTTCACCCTTTTCCTGTTCTAAAGTCGAGATTTGTCCAACGTGCTCTTCAATTTTCTGGCTAAAGTTTTCATTTTCTTCCTTCAGACCATTGACTACTTCGTCAATTTTCTCATAGGTTCCGCCATTCATTTCTTGCAGTACCTTTAAAGCACGTTTCTCTTCTTCATTAATATCTACGATGTAGCACTTCTCTCTTTGAGTAATTTCAAGAGAATCGGTTTCATCATTCTTCGAATAATAAACTCTTTCATAATCTTTAGATCCATAATTAAAAGTAATGGCATAATTATCATAAACATCGCATACAGCGTAGTCCATAATATATCCATTCTCTTCATTGAATCTAGAATTTAGAAGAGTCCAAATCATATCATACTTCTGATTATCAGAAAGTTTAAAATTCATATGCTTTTCTCCTCCTATACTTTGTTTTGTTTGTAATTCAAATTGCTCAATTCTAGTAACTAAATTTTGAATTGATTCATAAAGTGAATAGAAGGCGGCGCCCTCAAAGCAAGGCTCATAATCCTCACCTAGAGCTTGCAATCCTAAAAAACAACCTTTATTAAAAACAAAGTATTTTTTTCCATCAATATATTTCCATTCACCATCAATTGAATCTGCATACAATTCCATAGATTGAGAACAATTAACTATATTTAAAGCTTCTTGCTTATATATACCAGTATATAATAATACATCTACACAAGCATATTCTCTTTCTACACCATCGTCATCTAAATGTTTTTCCCAAGCAAAATTTGGTTCAAAAGGTACAATTCCATAAATTCTGCCTTCATGACGTTGATGTCCATGGTCTGTAAAATCATTTTCCATACTATCATAAATGCCTTTAACCGGCGCATATGGGATAGTAGAAATTAACTGTTCTGCAAACTCATCCGTAATATAAGTGCCATTTCGATTGCCATATTTATAAAAAATGCGGCATCTTGCTTTAGAAATAACATCGTTATAAGCAGTTATATCACCATAAAGAGAAAGAGAAAACTTAGTTAAATTTTTATCCATTGACACTTGTACCTCCACCATCTAATGATTTCTCATTAGCAATCGTTTTAGCACTTTTTTCTTCCGCGGGCTTCTCTGGGCGGCCAGGACTATTTCCAGACTCTGTATAAGAAGTACTAAGCGGAATTAGTTTTTCTTTCAAATCTAAAACGTCATTTTCTAAATCTTTAATATTACCAAGCTCTTTTTGGGAAATACCCATAGCCAATGCGGGCAGAATGAAACTGTAGCCAGAATTAGCCATTTTTAATGAATTTTCAATATATTTACTTTCATTATAATAAGTTATAGGAAGAATTGTATATTTAAAAGAAATATTCGTATTACCAAATTTATCATTAATTAAGAAAGTAATTAAGCGAGACATTTTCCGTGCTAATACCATCATTAATGCCATATCATTATTAATAGAAGTTTCTAATGATAAGTTTGATTCTGTTCCAAATAACTGTGGACTAGTACCAGCCTCAGAATAAATATTCGTCATGGCTTTTTCAATACTACTAGTCGAATTATCATTTGAAGTTTTAGAAACAATCGCATCTACATCAGCATAAGTTGTTAAAACGGAAACATTGGGATTTCCCTTCATCATTTTAACAGTTCCTTGATGCATTACTGCTGCTTCATCTGGTTCAAATAATAGTTCACCATCTTGCAGATGAGGTATTTTTTCAACAATAATTTTACGAATTTCTTCTAAATCCCTTTCTTTATTAATATCTCTTGCTTGGTCATATTCAATCGCGGCAGGAATTATGTTTAAAAACGCTGGCTCGCCATTTAAGAATGGTATACATACTCCCATCTCAGCGGGTACAAAAATCCAACTACTTTTAACTTTTCCTAACTTATATCTTCTATACCAATCAGAAATTTTTCTCGGATAAGCCTTTAAAGCTTTTCTTCTATTTTCTCGATCCGTGATAGTATCAAAATAAGCAACATTAAATTCAATTAAATCATTTCCTGACTCATCTTTAAATCTAGATTGACAAAAAGAAGCAGGTAAGTTTATTAAAACTATAGATTCATTAGTGATTGAACTTATAATGCCAAAATATGCTCCATCGCGCAATGCACGAATGGCTATTTCGGTAAAAAGTAATGGTAGGTCGGCTTTATCAATAAAGTTTATTGCACTATTATACTTTTTAATTATATACGGTTCGGAGAGAGATTTGCCAAAACTTGGATTCGGAATTAACAAACCCGTGTATTTTAATAAAGTAGCATAATGTAATAAAATTCTTGCATAAAACCCACCTTTATTGAAATAATTACGAGAAAGTCTGACCTTTTCTTCTAAAGAACCAGACTCAATTATTTTTTCAATTTCTTCTAAAGTATATTCTTTAAAAGGTTTTCTTCTATACAAGAAAGAACCATTACTTAAACCAGAATAAGAAGCATCATTAGTAGCTATCATGTTGGTATAGGAGTTTGAAAAAGTAGTTAGAAACTCTTTGTCTTTGTCTCTATCCATTTATCTTCCTCCCGTAAAGAAAACTAATTTACGATTAGTTCCCCGACGTCTATGCTTAGATTGATAGTATTCCTCTTCAAGTTCTTTAATTCTCCAAAGTCCATAAGAAAAAGATGAATACTTATCCTTGGGGAAACGAGAATTAATTCTTTCAAGTACTATATCTAAACTCGCGCCAGTTCTTTTTAAACGTAAATTACTCATTTCTTCAAATAATTTTGTAGTCATTTCATGTGGCATAAGTCGCATGACCCTTTGCTCAGTTGTCATTTTTTGACCTAACTTCGTAGCCAGCAAAGCACTCTTTGCTTCTTGCTCTTTTATTAAAAATCGAACAAGACCACTAGTTAATCTTGAATAACAGTTACCATGTATTTTTGAATTAAGCGGCCCATTAGCTTTAATTCCATATAGAATTTTGGGCGCATCTTTGGGTTGAATTTTTTTATAATTATCATCGTTAATAAACCCGTAAGCCGGCAATGTTTGTCCCAATTCATCATATTGCGGCTTAATCATCTCATCAGCTAAACCGACACCCAATCCATTCGTATCAATTACGACTTCGCGCGGATTGAACTTTAACATAATTTGTTTCAAATCTCTCGCTTGAATGGAGAAAGGTTTAGTCTGAGGCGTTCTTCCTAAGACAATTAAATTAACTAAAGTAGTATAAAATTTACCCTTCGCTATATTAACTCTAAAAATACATACTGCGGTCTGGTCAGAAATTCGACCTACGTCCACTGAAATTAAGTAGAATTGTTCTGAAGCGGGTCTATTAATTGCGTGCGTTTCTGGATTTTTTAATTTCCGATATTTAGAAAGTTTCTCGTAAGAGAACCATGCATCCTCACTAGAACCTTGCCAAAGAGATAGATACTCTGTAGCAAAAGACTCGGCATTATAAGAAGGACTCATCTTTAATTTATTAATATATTGTTTATCAATAAGTCCATGCATGGCGGGCAGCCGCCAGTCGCATCCAAACATGAAAGCATGTTGTGGGTCAATAATTGCATTTTCAAAAGTATCAATTAAGCGGTCATAAGCAAAAGAAGTTTTACTTCCCGCAGAAGTAGTTGCAATTATTTGTTGATTAGGCTCCTTCTCATTAACTGTATTATTTGGAAGTCTACGAGATACGTTTACTAACGGAATAACTACTGAGTTTATAGCATCTTCATCACCGTCTCGAATCTCATCAATCTCTCCACCGTGTCTTCTGCCTCCGCGCGCTGCATCTCCAGCAAGTACTACATCAAATACAGAACCATTTCTAAATTTAAGAGTTACATAGTCCTTACCAAAGTTACCGGGCATATCACTTAACTCCCAGCCAACAACTTCTTTTTTAAGTAAGGGCCAATGGTCATATATTTCATAAATCTTTTCTTTAGTGATTTGCGCGGCCTGTTGTTTTGTATTCGCGCACATGAACACTTTGCGCCCTGGTATAAAAACGCATTGTAAGAAAAGCGCAAGTATTGTAATAAATGATTTTGAAAATGCACGGGGCGCGGTAATAAACACATCCTTAAAGCGCATTAAAACTCTTAAAGTAAAACGCTGATAAAAGAATAAACTAAATTCAGAGTCTGCGGGCCGTATTAAGTCTAAATAATAATCAGGATAAGCAGTAAATAAATTGACCCAACGAGCAATATCGTCATAATTTCTTTCCAAATACTCGTTGGTTAATACGGCCCCTTTCTCTAATTCTATGCCGTCGCGCTCTGCACGTTCAACAAATTCATCGCGCATTAATTCTTGTCTAGAGCTAAGTATAACTTTTTTCTTCTTTTCCTGCATACTTACCCCCTATCTTCTATATCAGCAATGAAACTATCATCCTCAGAATAAAGCTGTTCAAAACCATCATTTTCGTAGTCATCATAGCTTTCTACATCTTGGTCTAAATCATAATACGATTCTAGCTCTGCCGCCGTCTTCAAAGCCTGTATACGTTGAGAAATTTCATCGCCAATACCACTTTCGTTCGTATACAATCGTTGATTCCAACTCTGTATATTCTTTATAGTCTCATCAACTATATCTCTTGTTTCTCCATCGTAGAAATTATTAACAAAGCCTCTTTTTTCAAGCCAGCGCACTAATTCGCCCATTGATTCAAAGTCGCTAGCATTTTTTACATTCTTTGGAGTAAACTCTCCAGTTTTAACCAACTTATCATAAGAGGCAAGAAGTTTATCAAAGTCGGCGCCTTCTCTAATTCTACAATCAATCTCATAAGAAATTTTACAAATCTTAAGTGCTTGGTCACCTTGAAGTGCGCCATTGATATTCTGAGTCAAAAGTAATCCATCATATAAGTTCTCTAAATAGTTCAAAGCCTCTTCATCATAGTTAAAACCCCATTTTTCTTGAAGTTTACGCCTCTGCTCATCTGCCAATCCTGGGACTGCATCTATAAGCGCGCCATTCCGTTCCAATTCTTTATAAGCATCATTATAAGAAGTCCAATCTATATCTTCATATTCTCCGCTAAAGCAAATTAAGTTATAGGCTTTTAGAATGCCCTCCGCATCATCGGAGTGCATTTTCCTCAATTCTTCAAACCTCTTCACGTCAAAAGGAATATCTAAATACTGGCAAATCTTATCCATTATATTCCAGTCAAAGTCACTACGTTGAAGGCGCGCGGCCAAACATTTAGTACATATATTTACATATCCACTTGGAAATAAGAAAGATTTAGTCTTTAAAAAAGAAAAGGAATCTCTGACCTGGCCGCATTCTTCACAAGTTTTATCCTCAAAATCAATTTCAAAAACTGGTTTAACAGCCATTTTATTTGCCTCCTTTAGTGGCAGCGCGCAACAACTTTTTCAAATTTCTACGTTGCGTTCTATTCAATTCAATAATCCTATCCATCGCATCACGAATCATAAATTCACCTTTGCGCGGAGTTTTTTTAAAGTTCGAATCTTCCGTTCTATTAACTTTTGAATCGTTCGATGCCTCGGCCGCACTACTACGTTCTTCCTCTCTTTTCTCCTCTTCTAAATCTTCTATATAAATCTTAACCCCTAAAATCTTACAAATCCCTAAGAACTCCTCCGGTCCTAATCTACTAATCATCCGAATAAGCTCTACAACCCCTTTTGGAGCCTTCTTATCTCTATCCATCTATTTCCTCCTATATCTTTTTCCTCGCCTTCTTCTCACATCTCTTACATCTATTTTGAAAGCCGTCTTTGCTTCTTGATTTCCTAACCCAATTGCGCGCATCAAGCAATAAGACTCGGCCGCAACTCGTACATTTCTTAAAGTTCTCTGGAAAGAAACAATTCTCAATTGTCTCTCTATGGAGTTCGGCTGCCTCATTAATCTTTACAATAATCTTTTGTCTAAAAATAGTACTTATATAATTCGCTGTATAGCTTTTTCCAAATTTCCGGTTAATCTGTGTCGCTATATCGGAATTTTTTAGGTGTTGTTCTTTTAACCGTAAAATTTCCAATTGCGGTTCTGTCAAGTCGGCAATTGATTCATAGAAGTCTAAAGTATTTAGTAGGTCATTCAAGTTGCCGTCGACGGAATGAAGTTCTTTACTCCGCTCAATCTGGTCAATGAACTCGTCTCTGAAAAGATAAATCTGATAAACTGTCTCTAAGTCTCTAAAATCAATTGAGTTAGGTTTTTCTTTTTTCTTTTCCCAAATAAAGTCGGAAATTTGTTGTAGTTGTTGTTCGTTGAGGTGCGCGGGGTCGAAATTTTTATCGAAAATTAGTTCTTTCAATGGACCCGCCGCGAGTCCTAATGGTAAAACTTGAATATCGGCTTCAAAACTAATTGAATTATCGTGAAAATTTAAAAAAGTTTGATGCAAATTAATTGTTGACTGATATGAGTCTTGCAATGTGAATTGTTCCCGGCGCAATTCAATTAGTTCGTGTCTTTTTTTCAAATAAATGAATTGGGTTAGGTTTTCAGCTTTTTTACGAATTGAGTTTTGCTCTTCTTCACTAAAACGATCGAGCAATTCTTTACGTGGTGGTTTTGTTCGTTTTCCCACCTTCAATTCGTAAAAATTAATTAATAGGTCGGTTTCGTCAATTGAGCGCCAAAGTTTTTCGAAAGTTTCAATTAAATAGGGGGGTGCGTTTTTGCGAACTTTTTCTCGATTGAAAACTTTACGGGTCTGCTTAATTGGCGTTGAATCGCCTAATGCTTTTATCTGTAGGTCGTTTTGGGCGGGGTTTTCCATAAGCGATTCGAGAGAGTCGACTTCTTTGGTTCGACTCCATTTAGTTTCTAGCTCGGTTTCTGCGCCGAGGGCTACCCCTTCTTTTGTTTTGCCCCATAATAAATAGTTTGCAATTGTCTCGGCTTCTGAATGGGTTAAGTCGGGAAATTGAACTATATATGTATCTATGAAATTTTTCCGCTCTTCCGCTGTTTCGAGGGAAAAGTCTAATTTAAGTCTGCTTCTCATGTACAGGTCCTCCTTATACATATATTATAGCAGAAGTATGCGGGGATGTCAAATTTTGAATTTTGATTTCGTGGAGATTCAAATTTTGATTTCGTGGAGATTATTTTCCAGGCACTTTAGTTCGCTAAAGTGTTAAAGTGCTAAACTCCTAATACCCACCGCCCCAGTAGGTTAATAGGCTTATGCGGTTAAACGGTTCTAACTTTTTGCTCATGTGTAACATCTGATGATTATCCAAAATTTTCCAGAAAAAGTAAAAAATTATATTTAGAGGGTAGTACTCTAAAATTGCGGT